TTGTTGATGGAAAGTACGTGGAAAGACATATAGAAGAAGTTAAATCTCTAATCAAGAAAACTTCATCTCGCAATCTAGAGGAAGCCAAAGTACGTGCTTTCCAAAGTTTCCTGAGTAAAATCAGATAATTTATAAATAATTCAATAGAACTATCCAGTTATAGGAGAACACGATGTCAATCGAACAAAAAATTGCAGAACTATTAGCCGAATCTAAAAAGGCTAAACTAAATGAAGAATTAGATGAAGGTGCAACACCTAATCCAGACAATGCACGTAACAATGTGCAAGACGAAAAAGAAGCTGAAGGTGGTACCTCTAAGAAAGAAAATGTAGCCACTAAAGGTGCAGCACCTGCTGAACCTATGAAAGGTGTCAAAGAGGATATGGATGCACTATTTAATGGTGAAGACCTATCAGAAGAATTTAAAGATAAAGCAACTACTATCTACGAAGCAGCAGTTATGACTCGTGTTAAAGAAGAAGTTGCACGTATCGAAGAAGAATTCGAAGCAAAGCTAGAAGAAGCTATTGCACAGAATACAGAGGGACTTGTTGAACAGGTTGATGGATATCTCGGTTATATTGCCGAGCAGTGGATTGCACAGAATGAAATTGCCCTTGAGCGTGGTATGAAGTCAGAAATTCTTGAAGGATTTATTGGCGGATTGAAAGGTTTGTTCGAAGAACACTATATTGACATTCCAGAAGAACGTCTTGATGTGTTAGGCGAAATGGAATCTAAGATCGAAGAACTTGAAGCAAAACTTAATGAACAACTAGCAGCTAATATTGAGATGAATAAAACCATCGCAGAACAAAAGCGTAGTGATATCGTTAAGACAGTAAGCGAAGGTTTGACAGATACTGAAACTGAAAAGTTTAATAATCTTGTTGAAGAACTTTCTTACGAAGATGCTGAATCTTTTGAGACAAAAGTTAAGACTATCCGTGAAAATTATTTCACAACCAAAGTTACTTCAGGTGTTAAATCTGTAGTTACAGATGCTCCAGTAGAAAATTTGACAGAAGTAGTTTCAAAGAAAGTTGATCCTACCATGTCAGCATATCTAACAGCACTCAACAAAAATAAATAAAGGAAAATAAAATGCAACAAAATCGTCAAGATTTAGTTAAAAAGTGGGCTCCGATCCTAGAACATGAAGGATCTGCTCCAATTAAGAACAACTACATTAAAGAAGTTACAGCTGTTCTTTTAGAAAATCAAGAACGTGAACTACGTCGTGGTCACGAAGCAATGGGCGAGTTGAACGAAGCAGCACCAACAAATGCTGTTGGCGCATATCCAGATACAGGCGGTATGGCTAAGTTTGATCCAGTATTGATTAGCTTGGTTCGTCGTGCAATGCCACAACTTATCGCTTATGATGTTGCTGGTGTTCAACCAATGACTCAACCAACTGGCTTGATTTTCGCAATGAAATCACGCTACAGCACTATGGGTGGTACTGAAGCACTTTTCAACGAAGCTGATTCAGACTTCTCTGGTACTGGTACTCATGCTGGTTCTAACCCAGTAGCTTCGCCATATACTGCAGGTACTGGTCTTGCTACTTCTGACGGTGAACGTCTAGGTCAAGGTGGCCAAGGTGATGGTTCATTCGGTCAAATGGCATTCAGTATCGAAAAGACTAGCGTTACTGCTAAGACTCGTGCATTGAAAGCAGAATACTCAATCGAACTAGCACAAGATATGAAATCAGTTCATGGTCTTGACGCTGAAGGCGAATTGAGCAACATCCTTTCAACAGAGATTCTTGCTGAAATCAATCGTGAAGTTATCCGTACAATCTACACTACTGCTAAGCCAGGTGCTGCAGTTGGTACAGCTACTGCTGGTACTTTTGACTTGGACGTTGACTCTAATGGTCGTTGGTCTGTTGAAAAATTCAAAGGTCTAATGTTCCAAATCGAACGTGAAGCCAATGCTATCGGTCAACAAACTCGTCGTGGTCGTGGTAACTTCATCATCACTTCAGCTGACGTAGCGTCTGCTTTAGCGATGGCTGGTGTTCTTGACTACACTCCTGCTCTACAAGGTAACAGTGCATTGAACATCGATGACACTTCTACTACTTTTGCTGGTGTTCTAAATGGCAAGTACAAAGTTTATGTTGATCCATATTCTGCAAACGTATCTGCTAACCAGTTCTTCGTAGTTGGTTACAAAGGTCAGTCAGCTTTTGACGCTGGTATGTTCTATTGCCCATACGTTCCATTACAAATGGTTCGTGCAGTTGATCCTAACAGCTTCCAACCAAAAATTGGCTTCAAGACTCGTTATGGTCTAGTTGCTAACCCATTCGTTTCATTGGATGGTTCTGGTGGTTTGACTGCTGACGAAAACTACTACTACCGTCGTGTTAAAGTTACTAACTTGATGTAATCAAGGGTAACAAACCGACACTAAGAAGCGGTGTTTTAAGGGAGGTCTTTCGAGATCTCCCTTTTTTTATTGACTAAATAATTATATGGCTACTACAATTTCTTGTCCTATTCCAAACAACATAACTCCATTATCACCTAATGGGTTCATGTTCAGCATCAGCAAATTGCCTGATATGTCTTACTTTTGCCAACAGGTAAATCTTCCTGGAATTACATTGGGAGCACCAGAGTTTGGTAATCCATTTAATACTCAACCAATTCCAGGTGAGACATTAACATATGATCAACTGACTGTTCAGTTTTTAGTTGATTCTGACATGGCTAACTACAAAGCAATCTATAACTGGATTGTTGCTCTTGGATTTCCTCAGAGTTATGATCAATACATAACCTTTGTAAATCAAGATCAGCGTGGTGCTTTAGCAGAGTTAGCAAGAAACTATTCTGACGCAACATTGCAGATTCTTTCTGGAACTAATGTTCCATCACAGATCGTGCAATTCAATGACTTGTTTCCAGTTTCGATAGACTCAATTGTATTCGAATCTACAAATCAGGATGTGCAATATGTAGTAGGCAATGCTACATTTAGATACGGTTATTACAAATTCTTGTAAGACAAATTTGATTTTTTTGTAAGTTTACTGTATAATTCAGTAAACAAATATGAGGATATTATGAATATTGAACAACTCCAAGATTTATGGGACGCTGATTGTGCTATCGATGATAACTATCTCGGTGAGCAATCTACATCTACTCCAAAACTTCATGCAAAGTATGTTAAACTTCTTGTGCAAGTTAAACTAAAACATACAAAACTCCAATCAGACTACAATCTTCTTCGCAAGAATAAGTTTCGCTACTATCGTGGAGAACTATCACGTGATGAATTAAATAACCTTGGTTGGGCGCAATGGCAGGGTGTTAAACCATTGAAGAATGAGATGGATGAATTCCTATCAGGAGATTCTGATCTAGATACTTTAAGAGTAAAGATTGATTATCTTGAAACAATGATATATTTTCTAGAGTCTGTTATGCAGCAGATTAAAGCCAGAGATTGGCAAATTAAAACTGCTGTTGAATGGAAAAAATTCTTGGCTGGGATGTAATGTTAACTGTTGAAAAATTAGATGAAGTTTATATGAGAGTGTTCGGTGATGCTAGTATCGAACAAGAACTTGCCGACTTCTTCACATATGAATATCCTGGAGCGAGATTCACTCCACAATACAGAGCTAGATTGTGGGATGGTAAGGTTCGTTTATATGACCAAGTAAGAAAAACTCTTTACGTTGGTCTACTCGATTACGTTGAAAAGTTTTGTGAACGTAATGGATATGAACTAACACACAAATCTGATTTCAATACAACAAATGGTATCAGCGAAGAACTTGTTGAGAAATTTGTTCGTGGATTACAACTACCAGACAAAATTGAAATTCGTGATTATCAAATTGATGCAATAACTACTGCTCTTGATAAAGAACGAACACTCCTACTATCTCCAACAGCATCTGGTAAATCATTTATCATCTATTCTATTCTTCGCTGGCATGTAAGAGCTGGAAGAAAATGCATCATCGTAGTGCCAACTACATCTCTTGTTGAACAACTCCATGCAGACTTTGTAGACTACTCATCTATTAATGGATGGGATGTTGGTACACATTGCCAAAAACTTTACAGCGGATTCACTAAACAACTCAACAGTGATATTCTTATTACAACATGGCAGTCAATTTATCTGCAACCAAAGTCATGGTTCAAACAATTTGATTGTATCATAGGTGATGAGGCACATCAGTTTAAAGCTAAATCTTTAATCGGTGTTATGGAAAAGATGGACAATGTTCGTTATCGTATAGGTACAACTGGAACATTGGATAACAAAAAGATACATCGTTTAGTTCTTGAAGGTGTATTCGGAATGGTGCATAGAGTCACCACCACCAAAGCATTGATGGACTCAGGAAGATTATCTTCACTAAATATAATGTCTATTATTCTTAAATACAATGAAGACATACGTAAAGAACGTAAGAACAAAACTTACCAAGAAGAGATGGATTGGTTAGTCGCCAACGAAAAGCGTAATAAATTTATACGCAACCTAGCAATAAAATCCGATGGTAATACTTTGGTCTTGTTTCAGTATGTTGAAAAGCATGGGAAATTATTGTATGATCTTATCAAAGAAAAGGCGCACTCTAAGAGAAAAGTATTTTTCGTCTACGGGGGAACTGACACCTCTGATCGTGAAGCCATTAGGCATATCACCGAGGGAGAGTCAGATGCTATCATTATTGCATCGTATGGAACTTTTTCCACTGGTATTAATATACCTTCGCTTGAGAATGTTATTTTTGCGTCGCCGACAAAAAGTAAAATCCGCAACTTACAATCGATAGGTCGTGGTTTAAGATTGAAGGATGGTAAGACGCAGTGTAATCTTTTTGATATTGCTGATGACTTGCATTGGAAGTCGTGGAAGAATCATACGTTAAATCATGCAGCTGAACGCTACAAGACGTATGCCGAAGAAGAATTCACAATTAAAATAGTAGAGGTAGATTTATGCTAACAGGCAATGAACTTTATGTTGTTATGAAATTAGTAAGTGGTGAGAATGTTATGGCTGTTTTAAAATCTGAAGATGAAGACTTTATTGAAGTTGAATCTCCAATGTGCATTAGAACTATCCCAGTAATAGAAACAGGTAGAGAACACATCACTGCATCTCCTCTTTGCCAGTTTGCAGAAGATTCAACTTCTTATGTTTTAGATAAAAAGAATTTAATGTTTGTGAAGAAGATGCATCATTTATTCATTCCCCACTATCAAAAGATTGTTGCAGACCATGAGGAAGTTGGTTTGAATATTGAACCACGCATTCGTAAGAATAATAAAGTCATGGAAGAGAGCAGACCTGCAGAAGAAGACTTTTTGTTTGTTATCGAAGGAAACAATACAATCAACTAATCTATCTCATCAACCACAGACACTGTGGATTATACCAGAGGTCAAGTCGCAAGACAAGTTTATTTTTGCAATAAAATGATATTTGCTTTTTTATATTAGCTGATGTATACTTATGCTATATTGAATTATAGAGGAACTCCAATCGCATGGCTACACATTATGTTAACAACGCAGACTTCTTAGTTGCGATATCCGAGTATCGAAGACAAGTACACGAAGCAAAAGAGAAAAACCTTCCAAAGCCAATCATCAGTAACTACATTGGCGAGTGCATCTTAAAGATTGCTACACACCTCTCTTACAAACCCAATTTTATAAATTACTCCTATCGAGATGATATGATTCTCGATGGAATAGAAAACTGCATTCAATATATTGATAACTTTGATCCAGCCAAGTCGAACAATCCTTTCTCTTACTTCACACAGATTATCTACTATGCATTTTTAAGACGCATAGCAAAAGAGAAGAAACAAACTTACATTAAAGGTAAGTTGTTACAGAATATGCCATTCGAGGCATTCGAACTTCAAGACCACGAAGACGATAGAGATTTTCACAATGCATACTTAGAGTTTATGCAAAATAATAGTAACTTTGATGACTTCATTGAACGTAAGAAAGAAGCCAAGAAAAAGAAAACACAAACGAACTTAGATGCGTTTATTGAATTGGAAGATGATATAATGATGAAAGACGATGATAATGGCGAGATCCTTTAACTTTTCTGAGTTTCTTAGAAATCATGGTGTAGATGTAAAATCAAGATCAGTAAGGTCAAGAACATATGGTCCAGTAAAGAAAAAGAAACAAAGTAGACGTACTCTAAAAAAGTTTACGTGGGATGCAACAGATGGTAAATTTAACTTGAATAAAATTATGGAAAATGATAAAATCTTTTTAGGTGTTAGTGATTTAGATGATTTGGTAATCTCTGAGATTCTTAAGAATCGAATCGACTCAGGTAAGAAAACAGTACATCGTGAGACAACTGTTCTCTGCAATCGTGCAAAGTGGGCTGAATGGGCAGAGCAGAACTACAATGATTACCTTTATGTGCAGGGTAATTCATCGAATGGTTTTATCATCGAAGAAGAAACATTGAACTATATTAAGTTTGATGTTAACTCAAACTCAACCACTGTTCGTGCAGTTGGTGATGTAGACTTCTGTGATGATATGGTTGAGATCATTGAGGATAACTTTGATGTTGTTACATCATATATCGAGTGGGTGTATTCTTCTGATGGTGGTTCTTGTAATGTACCATTGAATCGTGATCGTCTGCCAGTTGCAGAAATGTATCCATTCCTTAAAGGTGAATCACTGGAATCATATTACGATCGTTATATGGCATCATCAGCAAACATTCTGTTGTTGATTGGACCACCTGGAACTGGTAAGACTACATTCATTCGTGGTCTACTTGCACACACAAGTTCATCTGCCATCGTTACATACGATGCTCAAATTCTTGAGAAAGATGGATTCTTTGCACGCTTCATTGAAGATGAATCTAACATTATGGTTCTTGAAGACAGCGATGCATTCTTAAAATCACGTAATGATGGTAACACAATGATGCACCGATTCTTAAATGTTGGTGATGGACTTGTTACAACCAAAGGTAAGAAGATGGTCTTCTCTACCAATCTTCCAAGTATTCGTGATATTGATTCTGCTCTGGTTCGTCCAGGACGTTGTTTTGATATCATTACATTTGATACACTGACAGTGCAGCAAGCGAATGTTCTTGCTAATAAATTGGAAGTTACACTTCCAGTTAAACCACGTGGTAAAGAGATGGAAAATTATTCTATTGCTGAAGTATTTAATCAACAAACACACAAACCAAGAGAAAGAAAGTTGGGGTTTATCTAATGGGTGCTGGACCAAAATTTCAAATCAATATGATACATGGTGTTTCTTTAGGAATTTATATCGATACATTCCCACATAAATTGTCAATCACGATATCATTAATTAAATGGAACATTTATTTCGGTTTCGGTAAAGGGTATGACGAACTATGAAGGTAGCGATTATTACAGACCAGCACTTTGGTGCTCGTAATGATAGTATAGCATTCTTAGATTTCTATCAAAAATTCTATGACAATACCTTCTTTCCTGTTATTGATGCATCTGGGATTGACACTGTTCTTATTCTTGGTGATACTTTTGATAGACGCAAGTATGTTAATTTCTATTCTCTGCAACGAGCAAAACAAATGTTCTTTGATAGGTTGGAAGAGCGTGGCATTCGTGTTCATATGCTGGCTGGTAATCATGACACTTACTATAAAAACACCAATGATGTAAATTCACCAGACTTACTTCTTACTGAGTATGGTAACATCGATGTGATTGACTCTCCAGAGAATATTGTTATTGATGGTACAAAGATTTGTATGATGCCTTGGATCTGTCCTGATAACTATACACAAAGTATAGATCATATGAAGAATACAGATGCTGAGATCTGTATGGGTCATTTTGAAATCAATGGGTTCGCTATGTATAGAGGAATGGAATCTCATGAGGGATTGGCTAAAGAAACATTCGATAAATTTGATATGGTTTTTAGTGGGCATTACCATCACAAAAGTGACGATGGACATATCTACTATCTCGGAAATCCCTATGAACTCACTTGGCAAGACTACAATGATGCCAGAGGGTTTCATTTGTTTGACCTTGCAACAAGAAACCTCGAATTCATTGGAAACCCATACACTATGTTTGCCCGAGTCGAGTACAACGACAAAGAAGTTGAGCCCATCAATTTAGATTCACTTGATCTAAAAGATATGTATGTTAAGTTGATTGTTGTTAACAAAACAGACTTCTACAAGTTTGATAAATTTATACAGAAACTGTATAGCAAAGGATGCCATGAGATTAAAATTATTGAGGATCTCTCTGAGTTTGAAGATGGAGAGATTGGTGAGGAAATTAATCTTGAAGACACACTATCTGTCCTATCGAATTATGTTGATTCGATCAACACTGATGTTGATAAGGAACAGATCAAAACCTATATGAGAACATTGTACACTGAAGCAGTGAATATTGAGGTAGTTTAATGATTGTATTTAAAAGCGTAACTTGGAAAAACTTTTTATCTACTGGCAACTCTCCAAACAAAGTCCTATTAAACAAATCACAAACCACTCTTATCATCGGTAAGAATGGTGAAGGTAAGAGCACAATCTTAGATGCATTGTGCTTTTCGTTATTTGGAAAACCATTTAGAAACATCAACAAAGGACAGTTGGTTAACTCGATCAATGGTAAGGGTTGTATTGTTGAAATTGAATTCTCTATCAATTCCAAAGAGTATAGAATTATTCGTGGTATCAAACCAAACATCTTTGAGATCTATATTAACGATGAACTAATCAATCAAGATGCAGCGTCTCGTGACTATCAAAAGGTTCTTGAACAACAGATTCTTAAGTTGAACTACAAGACATTCACTCAGGTAGTTATCCTTGGCTCTGCTTCTTTCGTTCCATTTATGCAACTACCTTCGTCACAACGTCGTGATGTTATCGAAGACATTCTTGATATCAGAATCTTTTCTACAATGAATCAGTTACTCAAGGAAAAGATCAACGACACGAAAGATACTATCTCTCGTATCGAACAAGAAATAAATCTAGCCAAGAGTCTAGTTGATAGTCAGACTACATTGATTAAGACTATGACTGATGCTAAGACTGATACGATTAAATCACTACTCACAAAGATTGATGATAACAATAAAGAAATTCTAGACTCTCAAGTATCAGTTGGTTCTCTTATTTCTGACATTAATTTTCTTTCTAAAGCTACTGCAGAGAAAGCATCTATTGATACACAGATTGAACAGGCAAAATCTATCAAGAGTAAAATCACTGCCAAACTAGAGCACTGTCATCAACATCATGAGTTTTTCGAAGAGAATGCAACCTGTCCATCTTGTTCACAGGATATTTCAGAAGACCATAAGAATAAAGTCATCACTGATTTGAATACAAAGATCGATGAGAACAATCTTCGAATCGAGGAACTTGAATCCATTCTTAGTAAGTTAACGCAAGACCTAAACAACATTAACAATGTTCAAAATCAAATCACTCAAAAGAACATCGAACTATCTACGATGAACAATAAAATCACTCTGTTGAATCGAATGAATTCTAACCTACAGAATGAGATTGATTTATCCAAAGCAGATACAACCAATGTCGATGAAGAAAAACGCAAACTAAAAGATCTAGCCAAAGAAGCTATTGGAAAAATTGAACAGAAAACTTCTCTGCAAGAACAACGCAATCTCGAAGAAGTTGCCAATATTCTATTGAAAGATACTGGCATCAAGACAGCAATCATTCGTGAGTATCTTCCAGTGATGAACAAGTTGATCAATAAGTATCTCCAAGCAATGGATGCTTACATTCACTTCGAACTTGATGAAGCATTCAATGAACATGTCAAGTCTCGTTTCCGAGATGACTTTACATATGCAAGTTTCTCTGAAGGTGAGAAGATGCGTATCGACTTGTCAATCCTATTTACATGGAGACAGATCGCAAAGATGAAGAACTCTGTCAATACAAACCTGCTACTGCTCGATGAGATCTTTGATTCATCTTTGGATACAGCTGGAACTGATTACTTCTTGAATCTGATGAACCAATTTGGAGAGAATACCAACATCTTCGTTATCTCCCACAAAGGTGATCAGTTGTTTGACAAATTCCGCAGTGTCATTAAATTCGAGAAACGCAATGACTTCTCTGTTATTGCAACTCCCTAGCCCTCCGTAACCTGTTGATTTTACAGGGAAAAATAACACTTGCCTTTTATTCAGGTATGGTGTATAATAACGTATAAATTATGGAGATTGTTATGAAAAACCAGTGGAGTGAATTCAGTGACTTTGAGTTGGCGTGTTTATATGATGACTATGGTTTCACTGTTGAACCTGATGATGTCGAAAGTATCCTCCCTTTAAAATTGAAAGATCGTGCTCGGATGGAAAAGATTTTGACTGAGCATGAATTGGCTGAAGCATTTGGAGAGTAATATGGAAAATACAGCATCAGATTTATCTGCACGTCTTCTTGCAACAGAAAACCTTTCTGTTATTCGTGCACGCACACAAACAGCATCGTTCGATATCAAGTCACGTGTGCTCACTTTACCTTTATGGAAAGACATGACTCCAGAAATTGAGGACATGTTGGTTGGTCATGAAGTTGGCCATGCACTCTACACTGGTGAAGAATACCTAAAACCAATTCGAGAGAATGTAAAGATGATGTCATATCTGAACATTATCGAGGATGTGCGCATCGAGAAATTGATGAAGCGTAGATATCCAGGATTGCGTAAGCGCATGAACGAAGGATACAAACAACTGAACGATCGTGACTTCTTTGGAGTAAAACAACTCCAGTCATTCGATGAATTGTTACTCATCGATAAAATCAATCTTTACTTCAAAGCTGGTTTCCAGTGCGGTGTTACATTTACACCTGAAGAAAAACAATTTGTCAATCGTGCTGAACGTGTTGAGACCATTGAAGAAGTAATTCAGCTTGCTGATGATATCTATGCTTTTTCTAAAGAACAGATGGAAGAACGCAAGAAACGTATCAGCCAAGATCCCATTGACGAAATGGAAGAAGATGAAGATGAGAATGAAGATCTTGATGGTGATGGTGGTGAATATGATGACTTTGATGATGGTATTAATCAAGATACTGACGAAGACTCAGATAAGGGTCGGGGTAAGAAATCACAAAAAGAACAGAATGAAAATTCTAATTCTAACAAACATACTAATGACCAAGTTTCTGATTCAGAATTAGAGTCTAAAACTGAACGCAATTTTTCCAAGAAACTTGAAGACTTAGCTGATACAAATACTGTATACGAATATTGGAAATTTGATAAGAATTATTTCAAGGATCCAATCATTGGTTACAAACGTATTCTCAGTGAGACGATGTCTCCAGAGGCATGGTATGCTTCAGAAGAATATGATCGTAATACACGTCATATGAATCCAGCAGAAATTGTAGAGTTTATGAACAAACAACTCGCTGAGTATTCTAAATTTAAGACTGAATCTTCCAGTACTGTTAATTATTTGGTCAAAGAATTTGAGATGAAGAAGTCTGCTCAAACTTACAAACGTGCTCAGGTTTCTAAAATTGGTTCGTTGGATATGGCTAAAATCTATTCCTACAAACTTAAAGATGACTTATTCAAACGTATCACTATGCTACCACAGGGTAAAAACCATGGCATGGTTATGCTTGTAGACTGGTCTGGTTCGATGAATGAAGTACTCCAAGATACCTTAAAGCAGGTTATTAACTTGGCTATGTTCTGTACTCGTACACAGATTCCATATCGTGTGTTTGCATTTACTAATGGTTACAATGATGAATACAAATCACTTTCACCTTTTGATGGTGATCAGGAAATGTATCAACAGTATCAAGCATGGAAGCGTAGTAAAATGGAAGACACGCAAATACTCACCAATGCTACTTCAAGATTTAATTTGTTAGAATTGTTTTCGAGTAAAATGACAACCACTGAATTTAATTCAATGGCAAAACGTGTGTTGCACTATTCGTTTCAATGTAACAATAATTATTCTACTAGTAGCACTCCATTAAATGAGGCACTGGTATGGTGTTATCAACATATTGGAACATATATTAAAAATAACAATATTGAGAAAATGACTTTCATTACATTGACTGATGGTGATGGTCATGGTCTTTCTGCTGTTAACTCAAACATACCTGACTATAGTTATACAGGAGATAACAATAAACGTCTTAAGGTGAAAAACTTTATCAAAGATGAAGTTACTCAGAAAACATATGAACTGTCATCCAATGGTTCCTCTCAAACTGAGATGATCCTTCGTATGATTAAAGATCGCTATGGCATCTCAGTTGTTGGATTTCATATCTGCGGTGGTGGTCGTCGTGAGTTGATGTCTGTGTTAAATTGTAATCTTCCTTCGTATGCTGGTGATCGTTACAGCATTATTGAAAATTGGAGAACAGAGTTTAGGAAAGAGGGATTCGTTTCGTTGAAGAATACTGGACGTGACGAATTGTTCTTGATCACTAAACAGTCCACCAAGATTCAGGAAGGTGAGTTGGAAACGAATGCCGATATGAATGCAAGAGCAATTGCAAAGAACTTCGGTAAATATCTCAATGTCAAGAAGACTAGCCGTGTGCTTCTCAACCGATTCGTAACTCTGGTTGCGTAAGTTGTTGATTTTACAAGGGAAAATAGTTGTTGACATTAATTTGTGTTTGATGTAAAATAAGGTTTTATTATGGAGAATGTGATGGCAAAATCTGATACAGTTTTTCGTGGTATGTTCGAAGCTAAAATGTACGAACTATTTCCCGAAGTTGCAACTAAAGGTGTGGTGTCACGACCACAGCTGCTTGAGACGATGGCAAATATGAATACTGAGAAGTACCCTTTGTGGCTTATGAAGACCAAAGTTGGTCGTGGTCTGTACGCCATTGAAGGTGGCACACCAGTTGACTTTCCGACTGCAGGTAACACTGCACTCAAACCCAAAAAACAAGAGTCTTTTATGGTGGACTATAATGATACAGAGGCATTGATTCCAGCCAAGGATCCTAATTTTGTTCCATTTGGTAATTACGTTGATTTGGAATGCATCATCAAATCAAGTATCTTCTACCCTGCATACATTTCTGGTCCAACTGGGAACGGTAAATCTACGATGGTTGAACAAATTTGTGCTAAGCACAAACGTCCTTTGATTCGTGTTAACCTTAACATGATGACTGACGAAGAACAACTCATCGGTTCGAAGACTCTTGAAGATGGTAATGTTCGAATAGTCGAAGGTCCAGTGCTTATCGCTATGCGCACTGGTACAACTCTGCTGCTAGACGAAATTGATGCTGGCTCTGCGAACACTTTGCTTTGCTTGCAGCCAATCTTGGAAGGTAAACCATATTATTTCAAGCTGAAGAATGAGATGATCATTCCTGCAGAGGGTTTCAACATTCTTGCCACTGCCAATACTAAGGGTAAGGGTTCAGACGATGGTCGTTACATCGGTACAAACGTATTGAACGAAGCATTCTTGGAACGATTCGCTGTTACCTTCAACCAAGAATATCCGAATGCTAAAGTTGAAGTGAAGATTATCAAGAATCTTATGCAGACATATTCATGCGTTGATGAAGAGTTTGCAGAGACACTCGTGAAGTGGGCTGATGCAATTCGTCGCACTTTCGAGGATGGTGGTGTGGACGAAACAATTACGACTCGTCGTATGATCCACATTGTTCGAGCATTTGCGATTTTCAAAGATCGTGTTAAGGCTGTTGAACTGTGTTGCAATCGTTTCGATGTGGCAACCAAGACTGCCTTTATCGATCTGTACGACAAAGTTGCAAGTCCTGCTCCCGAAGTAGTACCCGAGACTGTAAAACCTGCAAGTCCAGAGGACGAGATCCCCTTCTAAGTTGTTGATTTTACAGGGGAAATAAATGCTTGACATTTATGTAATCTTGCTGTATAATATGTGTTCTGTTGTGAAATTTTGTGAAACTTTAAAAGGAAAATGATTATGTTAAAATTTGCAAACCTGTCCCTCGCCCAAAAGCGTTTTGTGGTAGCTGTTATTGAATCCAATAAACAGTACAAGAAAGATCCACAAATTACGTTGAAGGAATGTGCCTCAATCTATTACACTCTGCGTGATCAACGTGCTGGTGTTAAGAATGAGAAGATCGGTTATCCCAACTGGTTGTTCAACAAAAACAAAGTTGAGCGTGGTGTGTATCAATTACCCATCCCGACTGATGCAGAACTTTCTGCATACAAACAGGAACTGACTGCTAAGTTGAATCCTGTTGTTAAAGCTAAAGCTAAAGTTGCGAAACTTGCTAAGGCTAAAACTGTAGTTGTTAAATCTAAGCCAGCAGTGAAAGCTGCTGTAGTTAAAGACGAGATTGAAACTAATCGTCTACAAAGAATCATTGAGGAGTCTGCTTCTCATGATGAAGATGTAGAAGACTTTAACCAGATTCTTCGTGATAATGGTATTGAAGTTTAATCTATAATCTTTCCTAACACCCAGAGGTTTGCCATCCCTCTGGGTTCTTTTTCATTTGATGGTTTATAATAATGGAGTTAATATGTCTAAACAAGAAATGCTTTTGAACCAATTGAGTCGTGGTAAATCTTTTACTACAAAACAAATCAAGTCATCTTTCGGAATTGCACATCCAGCAAGCGCAATTCGTAACCTGCGTGAGCAAGGTTATTGTGTATATACTAATGCAGCTAAGTTGCATGATGGTACACCAACTACTAAGTATCGTATCGGTGTTCCAAGCAAGCGTATTGTTCGTCTTGCAAATGCCATCGCTGGAGCATCAGCATTCACTGCACAACGTAGCTAAGAGAAATTATGGCTACCGATAAGAAGCAAAGCGATGTGAAATCATCGCAGACAGCAACTACTGGTGGTCGTAAATTTGATGGTGGCAAACTGCAATACGGTTTGCTACCACCAATTGCTTTGAGGGCAACAGTAGAAATACTTACCTTTGGAGCAGAGAAATACGAACCAGATAACTGGAAAGTTGTACCTGATTCTAAGCGTAGATACTATGATGCTATGCAGAGACATCTGTGGGCATGGAAAGAGGGAGAGCAAAATGATCCCGAAAGTGGAAAGAATCACTTGGCACATGCAATGTGTTGCCTGATGTTCTTATATGAACATGATGTAAAGTACTCTGTTGAAAAATAAACTTGTCAATCTGAGTGATTTGAGGTATAATATTTTATACATAGTTGTTATGTAATCAATTGGAGAAATAAATGAAATTAAGTAAAGAAACAGTTGCCCTCTTTAAAAACTTTGCTGGCATTAACAGCAATCTGCTTTTAAAGAGTGGTAGCAAACTCGCAACAATCTCTGGACAGAAGAACGTAATGGCAGATGTAACTGTTACAGAAACTTTTCCAGACTTCGGTATCTATGATCTGAATGAATTCTTGGGTGCAATGTCCTTGTTCGATGATCCAGATCTGGACTTTCAAAACAAATATGTTTCTATCCGTCAGGGTAGCTCTAACATTAAATTCTATGCAGCTGACGCATCAGTCTTGACTGCACCACAGAAAGCAATCACATTCCCAGACGCAGAAATCAACTTCAATATGTCTGCTGTAATGATGAATATGATTAGCAAAACTGCATCTGTTCTTCGTGCTTCCGACGTATCAATCGTTGGTGATGGTAGCACAATTACTGTAGTTGTTGGTGATAAGAAGAATGCAACTGGTAACTCGTTTAGCGAATCTGTTGGTACAACTGACAAGACATTCAAGGTAAACTTGAAAGTAGAAAACCTAAAGATGCTTCCAGGAGATTATGCAGTTAGTATTTCAAGCAAGAAAATTTCTCGCTTTAAGTCACCATCCTCTGACTTGGTGTATTACGTAGCAGTAGAAGCAGATTCGACTTTCGAGTTTTAAGTTGAGGGGAGTTCGCTTCCCATTCTTTATTATGGAGTTATTATGAATAACATTATTACTTTCAGAAAGACACCTCATGCAGTGAAGACAGATATATGGGGTCAAAGATTCATCATGACTGTTGATGCATGGTGCTTCGAAAATGGAAGTGTAGATGATAAATTAGTTAAGAAACAGATTTCCATTTGTCAGTGTTTTGTGAAACCTGGAAGGCAACATATTCCAGACCATGAATTAACATTTAATGATGTTCGACCATATCATGTAGATGTTTGGAGTGCCAAAGCAAAGAATCGGAAGAAGACTGGTTTCTTTATGACAAACTATGAGATAAACACCTTTGTCTTTTCTTTGATTGAACAGAAAGAAAAAGAGAAAGAATATGCTAAAATTTTTGGGATGAATAATGATTGAATTTCGTGATGAGCAGTTCCTGTGGGTGGAGAAATACCGCCCACAAAAGATTGATGAATGTGTACTTCCAGAAACTCTTAAACAAACTTTCCGAGAGTATATTGCTCAAGGAGAGTTGCCTAACTTTTTGTTTGCAGGAACTGCAGGTGTAGGTAAAACTACAATTGCCAAAGCACTTTGTAATGAAATTGGTGCAGAGTATCTAATGATTAACGGCTCGGAAGAATCAGGTATTGATACACTCCGAACTAAGATCAAAGGGTTTGCATCAACTGTGAGTCTAACTGATGCCAAGAAAGTTGTCATCCTAGATGAGGCTGATTACCTGCAAGCAAATTCTACTCAACCAGCACTGCGTGCATTTATTGAAGAGTTTGCCAACAACTGCCGATTCATTCTGACTTGTAACTTTAAGAATCGTATCATTGAACCGATCCACAGTCGTTGTGCTGTGATTGAATTCAAGATCGAAAGTAAAGACAAGCAGGAGATCGCAGCTGCATTCTTTAAACGTGCAGTGCAGATTCTTAAGCAAGAGTCCATTGAGTTTGACCCAAAGGTTGTTGCTGAACTTATCACAAAACACTTTCCAGATTATCGTAGGATTCTAAATGAACTCCAACGATATTCAGTATCAGGTAAGATTGATTCTGGTATTCTGGTCAATATGTCTCAGGAATCATTTAAGGGTTTGGTAAAACTTCTTAAAGAAAAAGACTTCACTGAAACACGTAAATGGGTTGCTAAGAACTCTGATGCCGATACAGTTGCACTATTCCGAGAATTGTATGATACTGCATCAACTAATATTGACCAAGCAAGTATCCCTCAACTTGTACTAATCCTCGCTGACTATCAATATAAAGCAGCATTTGTAGCTGACCATGAACTAAATATAATGGCAGCACTAACTGAGATTATGGCTCAGTGTAAATTCAAATGAGGATGCTATGGAAATACTTATGTTTTTATTTGCAATGGCGTTTTGTATCTGGTTTGGATGGCGTATGAGAGAAGAAATTGCAAAACACAAAATGCAAAAGTTTATAAAGTATGCTCAACAGATGCAAGAAGATGATCTCCCAGATAACTATATTCGGGTTGTGATTGAAAAGCACAATGATACTTTCTTCGTTTATGAAGAAGAGAATAAAACATTCATGGCTCAAGCTAACTCTAAAGATGATTTAGATAAATCTTTACGTGAGAGATTTCCTGGAAAGATGTTTGCTGTCAAAGAAGAGAATCTAATCGAAGTCGGTTTCCTATCATGAGCCCATTCGATTTTGTTAATGCAATCAACACTACAAAGAAAGACCTATTTGAAGATCCACTAGCTTCGAAAGATTACTCTGCATTCCTAGTGAATAGAGGGTTGTCGTATTTCCCCGATACGATTCTTCATGCAAATGAGATGAATCGTAACTCCAGTATCCCAAAGGACTGGCAGTTTTATTTTTTCCTAAATAGTATACCAAAGAAAAAGAGATTCAGTAAGTGGGCTAAGAAAGACACCGAAAGCGAATCGCTGGCTCTAGTAAAAGAGTATTTTGGTTACTCATCAGAAAGAGCCAGTGAAGCACTGAGTATTTTATCTGATGACCAAATGGCTATGATAAAAGAAAAATTATTTAAAGGTGGAAAATAATGACTGTAGAAATGATTTATTACGACTGGACACCAGAGTCGATGCTTGAAGTGAGTCTGCCAGAGCCAGACAACTTTCTAAAAGTCCGTGAGACTCTTACCCGCATCGGGATCGCTTCCAGAAAAGAAAACAAACTGTATCAATCTTGCCATATTTTACATAAGCAGGGTAGATACT